GCTTGGTCGGCAGCGGCTTGGTCGGCAGCAGCTTGCTGGGCTGCTGCAAGTTCTTGAGCAGATATTAAACCGTTGAAATACGCTTCTTGGGCGTTAGCAGCAGCAACATTTGCTTCCGAGTTTGCTGTAATGGCATTTGATTTTATTAAGTTTAAAGCTGCAACTCTGTCTACCTCCGCTTGCTGGGCTGCTGCTACCCTAGCTGCCTCTGTTGTTCTCGCGGTTTCTAAGTTTGCTGCGGCTGTTGCTTGCGCTGTTGCTTGCGCTGCTGCGGCTGTTGTTGCGGCTTGTTGATCTGCCAATTCTTGCGCTGTTATTGCTGCTTGATTGGTATTGAATTGGTTGGTTAGCCCGGTTGTTAAATCTGACACTCTAGTATTGTAAGCATCTAAACGGCCTTTAGCCGCTTTTCTACGCGCTCGGTTGTCTTCTGCCCCTAGAAAGTATTGTTGCTCCGAGGCAATGCCGTCGCCATCAGTTACAATTTCCACCTGCGGGTCGTACAATCCTGTTACGGGAGTGTTAAAGTAACTCTTACCCATGCTTCCAACCGGGCGAGCTCCTACAAAGGCATTGTTTTTAAGAGTTCGGTCTAAGTTATAAGAAGGTACGCCCCCCTGATACCCGCTTGGACCGCTATTACCACCACCGCCGCCACTAAGCCCAGCGAGCCCCCCTGCTATAGCCCCTATTATGGGTGCTATATAGTTAGTTTTTTTAACTTGGGAACCCGCAGCGCCGTTAAACTTTTTAATAGGAGTTTGCATAGGTAGAGAAGCTAAACCTCTGCCGTTTTTGTTAGTACGACCGTAGTTGCTATTCACTTTGCCACCTCTATTATAAGTACGTAAAAATTCATCATTATCTTCTTCTTCCAATTCCGGTGCAAATATAGAGGGTCCACTTACGTCGTACAAGTAGTCTATATCTACTAAGTCTCCGGGAGTTACCTTAACTTTGCCAGAGTCACTTTGAGGGATTCCAAAACCTCCGCCTCCGCCTCCGCCGCCGCCACCACGAGGGGGTTCTTCTCCACGAGGGGGCTCTTCTCCACGGGTTTCCATAAAATCTTCTACAGAATAATTTTCGCCGCGCATTATAGCCGCTGTATCAAAATCTAAATCATAACCTTTAACAGCAGGAACAACATCATCTCCAACAACAGCAGGGACAACATCACCTTTAACAGCAGGGACAACATCACCTTTAACAGCAGGGACAACATCACCTTTAACAGCAGGAACAACATCATCTCCAACAACAGCAGGGACAACATCACCTTTAACAGCAGGGACAACATCATCTCCAACAACAGCAGGGACAACATCACCTTTAACAGCAGGGACAACATCACCTTTAACAGCAGGAACAACATCATCTCCAACAACAGCAGGGACAAAAGGATTAACTACAGGATCGACTTGAAAAGGTCCCATATTGCTTTGACCACTAACAACATCAACAGCATCAACTGCGGGGTCAACTTGAAAAGGTCCCATATTGCTTTGGTCAGTAACAACATCAACAGCATCAACACCGGGACCCGTACCGGCGGGGTCAGCACCAGTAACAGTAGAGTTATCGTTTATTATGCTTGCAGGGTCATCGTCAGCGCCGGGACTCAAATCTATACCGGCACCAATCTTGGTGGGGTCGTCTCCATCTAAAGTTTTAACGGTGGATACAGCAGGAACGGCAGCGGCTACCGCCCCCAAACCTTCTATAGTCTTTTCAATCTCTTCAGGGGTAACACCCAACTCCCCAGCAGCAGTGCCGACTAATACTTCACGTATAATATCGGGAGTAAGTACTTCACCTGCCTTTACTCGCCCTGAAAATATGCCTGTTAGTACGTTAAGTATGGAGTCAACCGCGGGTATTCCTGTTGTTACTCCAGTTTTTGTCCCTGCGCCGGTAGTGCCCGTATTTATTATTTTGCTTCCACCACTCGGACCCCAAACGAAAGTACCGCTTTTACTAAAAATACCCCCAATAATTTTGGTAGGGTTAGGCAATCTTAGAACTCTAAACACCTCGTCTATTGCGTCCCCTACTTTACTTGCTGCCGCGTTAACTCCGCTGGCTATTGTTCCGGTACTGGCAGTGGGCTGAGCGTTAACAGCGGCAATCTGTGCAGGGGTGAGAGAGGGAGCAGGCATGTTTGGAGCATTAAAAGGGGCGGGAGCTCCTATACCACTTGGTAATGACGCAAGTGAAGCGGGGGGTGTTGGCCCTGCTATATTAGAAGGTGTGCCGGGTGCGAACGAGTCAGCAAAACGGACAGTAGCTTCTTCGAGCGCATCTTCTAGGCTACCGCTTGCATACGATCCATAGCGGTTGAAGTTGTCTGTAACACTTGCAAGTACTTCATCAAGGGTGCGTGTGTCGGCAGCTTGAGTGGCAGCTTGCTGAGCCGCTATTTGCTCGGGTGTTAGCTGGGCTAGATAACTGTCTACGTTATCTTCCATAAGGGAGTTGTAGGCATCCGCCGCTTTAGCATCGCTGTATACGGCATTAAACATTTCTTGCGAAGAGCTGGCATACCCGCTCCCAGAAGGCTCAAAGCCGTGGGGGAACCGCCCGCCCCCTTTAGCGTCTCGGTACGCAGCTTCAACGTTCATTTGCCCTTGAGATTTATAGGTCCCATCAGCTTGCCGAACCATAGTGTTCGAGCTTTTTTTATCAGTGTAAGAACCCATTACACAACCTCCGAGGTGATTATCCACCCAGTTCCGGTGCTCATAACAGATACACACTTGCGCGGAGATAAGATTACTGTTGCCGCGCCGTCTATAGTTTGTCCTGCTTCTGCCGCTACGATAATTTGTGAACCAGCCCCTGTTCCACTATTTTTTACCACAAACACTTGCCCCTCTAGATTGCTAGCTTTTAGTAATTGGACGGTAAAAGCCCCGGCCTCATAGTTTATTAAGTAGTCTGTAGTGCGTAGTGTGGTGTTGGCTGTAGCTACTCTATAAGACTTAAGCATAATAGGAGATTCCTTAAGCAGTATTCCCAATATGTTGTCCACACGATTAAAATAGAGTCTAAGTATATTGTTAAAAGAATCTAGGTAGCTCTTTGTATATTCCCTAGGGGCATTAGGTAGAGCTGGGGATACAACTGTGCGGTTATTTCCAGCCATTAGCCGCGACCCCCATCAGCCCGCATGTCTAACCTAGGCAGGCCAAGTTTCCAAGACACACCCAATGCAGTTGATTCTAGCTTAAACGCCATCTGCCTACCCCGTACGCGAATAAAAACTTGGCCCGTAAACTTCTCTATAGGGACGGTTGCAGTACGTGTCACGGCTCCATTATCTACACCACCCACAGAAGTAGGGTCATTGTATCCAGAGCCAGAGTTCTCCATAGGCAGTAAAGTCATTACACAAGAAGGGTCTGCTACAGTAGAGTCCTCGAAGGTTACGTCTGGCAGTATCCGTCTAATGAACATAAACTTATCCCCGTCATCTAAGTCAAACTCAGAGGAAAGTATAGTGGCCGTAATAGGTTGGGCAATAGCTGTTTCTTGGGAGTCATACCCTACTTCGTGTTGTACTAGATTGTTAACGTATGTTGCCGCAATAGGGTTGTCTCTTAAATCTGCATCCATCCAAGCAGTACGCGCCAGATTGCCGTAGTACCAGATTCCTTGCGTATAATTAAATATTACATACCGGTCTACCCTAGTTGAGCCAGCAGAACAATAGAACCACCATATCTCATCGAATCGTTCGTTATTACCACAGATAACTTGAGCGTATTGTTGTTTATTAAAGTCGTTAAATACATAGCCACGCACGCTGCAAGGGAGAGTCTTAACCGTACCATCGTAAGAGTAGAACTTATCTGAACCCATCCAATAGGCCACACTGCCTGAGTACACGGCTGCGTTGGGGCTTGCTATAGTTATATTATCTCCCAGCAACTGAGCACCGAATACTTCAGGAGCGCCTAGGTACTGTAGGCCATAGAGGGCGCTATCCGTCCAAATAAGAATCTCTTGTCTAGCTTGCAAGGCCATAACAATCTCAGTGCCCCTAGAGAACCGCAAACTGCCTGCTTGGTTAGTGGCAGAGGGAACCCAGTCAGCAACGTCTTCTTGGTCGGACCAGCGAATTAACATAGGGTCTAGAACTGTTGAGCCTACGGGGGTAGAGCCAAAGCAAAGGGCAAAACGGAATATGTCTGACACTAATACTGAATTAACTATAGTGGGCACACCAACAGCCCCTCCAAGAGAGGATACGAGCACACCTCTAGTCCCTACTCCCCCCGAGGCACTCCAGTAGAATAGTTCGCCGCCACGGTGGGCGAATAGCAAATCCTGACCAAAGTTAGCTTGGCTCCATAAACGAATAGGGGTAAACGTAGTCCCGCCAACGCCCCAGCCTCCTAAGCCCCAAGTAC